AAGTTACATTGATGACCCGAAAGAAGTCTACGGGTGTTAGAGCAAATAGATCAGCAAAGAATATAATTAACTTCTATAGAGAACTTCAATCATGATTGATAGCTTTCTAGAGAATATAGATCATCTCCATAATTTGGTGGTGATAAAGACCAATCTACCTCAGAAGACCAAAAAGGAGATTGTGATGACAATTCAGTCAATGAAGAGAAGTCTTTCTGAATATGTGGAAAGCAATTCATTAGTTCAAATAGACGGAGTTAACGAGGATAAAAGTGATTTTTGGGATTGGCTAAATCAAGGTAGCAACGCTGAGACAACACATATCAAAGAGTATGATAGGATGTTTAAGTGGAAGTACGGATGGGTGAATAGTTGGACGGGATATTCAAATGAAGGTAAGTCTTCTTGGTTGTATTTCTTAATTCTAATTAAGCTACTACAAGACCCCAATGCCAAAGTAGCCGTGTTCTCACCCGAAAATTATCCTAGACATAAGTTTGTTAAGGATTGGGTTAAGACAATGCTGGGTTGTGATCCGAAGTATTCTACTAAAGTGAAATGTGATAGGATGATAGAGCAATTTAATGATAGATTGTTTTATGTATATCCCTCAAATCATGACATAGAAAGTATTGAGAATCAGTTTAAGACCTTGATAAAGATTAATAAGGTAAACATAACGGTTATTGATCCTTTCTTAAAGGTGACTAGACCCACTACAATGAGTGATTTACAGTACTTAACCTTATTTATTAAAAGACAAGAGGTGTTTGCAAAGCAATTTAACGTAAGTCATCATGTGGTCTACCATCAAGTAACTCCCGTAATTAATGAGACGGGTAACTATCCCGAACCCGATATGTATAAAATGAAGGGTGGGGGTAATATTGCTGATGGATCAGATACGGTTAGTTCTATATGGAGACCTTACAGAAAGATTGAAGAGGAAAATAAAAGTGTAATGATAAAGACTCAAAAGGTAAAGGATTTCGATGTTTTTAAGAATGGATACATAAAATTAGATTATAATCTCTCCAAAAACAGATACTTTTTAAATGGAATTGATATCTTTGAAGACTCAATTAAAAAAACGCATAAGAATGAATTATTTTAATTATGAAAACATTATTAAGCATAATGGCGTTAATGAGTGCTATAGTAGCACCTAATGCCACCATAAACAATCTCTGCGAAGACACTATAACCATTGAAGAATACCATCAAATAGACTCAGTAGATCACTTGCTTGAAAGCATGATCCTTGTTGAGTCAAATGGGGACTCTTTGGCGGTTGGTGATACTCATATGGATACCCCAAGCATAGGGTTACTCCAAATTCGTAGAGTTATGGTAAAGGAAGTCAATAGAATTTTAGAAAAACAAGGTAGTATGTTACGTTATTCATATTCTGATAGGTGGAGTGCGACTAAATCCGTAGAGATGTATTATATTTGGAAAGAATTTCATCATCAAGAGTCTAGCGATGAAACAATTGCTAGGAATTGGAATGGAGGAACTTACGGGTATAAGAAGAAAACAACAATCCAATATTGGGCAAAAGTTAAAAACAATTTAAATAATGCACAATCCATTTGAAAATAATTTAATTATAATAGAAGAAATAAGAGAGTCTTGGTCATGCATTAGTTGTGTTGATGATGCTAACGTAGCTATTATGGATACATTGTTAGGTGTTTTAGTTAAGATAAATAATAAGTACTCTGAGGCTTTCGTTGAAGACCAAATTTATAAAATAATAGATAATGAATAGCATAGGATTCTACCCACCAAGAGGTATAGATGGTGTTTTAGTTGATAATCTATCAGAACTACCTAAAACTGCCAAAATAGAAGACTTTAATGAGTTTTTTAGGTTATATATTGACCATGAAAAAGTTAGATATATATATAGAGTAAAGAATCCAATTAGTCCACTTTCTAAATTACTATCAAAAATTAATGATTAAAGCACCTAAAGTAACACCATCAGTAAGGGTTTTTAGACCAAACTCACTTAGAAAAAAGACTAATGGCATTGTTGTGCATTCTATGTCTGAAAAATTTGGCAGTAAATCTGCATCAGAATTTCTACAAGATATAGGACTAAGTGTCCATGCCTTTATTCATGTGGATGGTAGAATTGAGTTAGCACAACTTCAAGGTAAAAAAGCCTATCATGCTGGTAAAAGTGAGTGGAAAGGTGAGACAAGCTTAAATAACACGTTTTTAGGAGTTGAATTATTAGTTAGACATAGTTACGCTAACAACCAATTTGAGTCTTTTAAGAATACTGTAATGAATACAGATTGGGTTGGTGCAGCACAATTTGATTCTTTAGTTTGGTTGTGCCGTAAGTGGTCTAAAGAGTACAATATAGACCTAGAGAATATAGTTAGACATTCAGACACTAGTGGTGACCACATTAGAGGTCAAAACAAGGGTAAGTTTGATGTTGGTGCTGGATTTCCTTGGAAATTATTTCAAGATTACATGAAAGGTAATGGACTTGCTGATAAGCTATAATCATGAGATTCGGAAGAACAGAGAAGATAAACCTATTTAGATTATTAGCTTTAGTTCTCTCTGTTGTAATTGTAATATCATTTCTAATATTATTCATTAAATATGCGATTTTTAGTTTGCGTTAAATCTGAGTTCAATGCTATTAGTTATCATAGATTAAAAAAACCTTTTGAACACCTACAGAAAAAAGGATATCATTGCGATTTCATAAACAACTTTACTGATGATGTGGTAATTGAAGGATACGATTACTTCGTTTACAATAGAAGTGTTGGCTATGGTGATGCTGACTTCGGTCTTCTTGAAAAGATAAAGGCAAAGGGTATAAAAGTGATTATTGATGTTGATGATCTATGGGAACTACCCGAAAATCATCCAATAATTTGGCGAGATGATGTAGACTACAATGAGTGGAAGAACAACTTCTTAATGAATATAGCATTCGCTGATTACGTATGGACTAGCACAGAATATCTTAAAGTAATTATAGAGGATTATTTCACCAATAAACCCGTTATTGTCGCTCGTAATGCAATTGATCTTAATGATCCACAATGGACAGACAAGAAATTAAAATCAAAGAATAGAAATAAAACAGTAATTGGATATGCTGGAAGTACAACTCATTTCGGTGATTTAGATCAAATGAAAGTACCCTTAGCTAGGTTAAATAGGAATAAGGATATTCGTAGGAATATGGTGCTACAGTTGTCGGGTGCGGATTTTGTCACTCCTCATGCTAAGAAGGTATGGCATCATCAATTAGGTATTTTCACCAATGATGGTAAGAATACTAACGTATTTATTTCGGGTGGGGTTAGAGTAAATCAATATGCTAGATTCTTTGATCAAATGGATATAGTTATTGCCCCATTACTTGATAATGAGTTTAACAGATGCAAGAGCGAGTTGAAGGTATTAGAGGCTGGAGCAAAGTGGTTACCATTTGTTGGATCAGATATGATTACCTTCTCACGTACGGGAGCAAACATTGATTTATGCTCAAATGATGATGAGTGGGTTGAGTCATTGTTAGAATTAACTCTTGATAAATCTCTAAGAGAGATGCTAGGTAAAGAGTTGGGTGAGTATGTTAGAGATACTTACATAATTGACAAAGAAAATCAAGCAAGATTAAGTCTATTATGAAATTAGGAGAGTATTCCGAGTCTTTATTCGCTACACGTTGCATAGAGATGGGATACATCGTCTCTAAGCCATTCTCGCATTACACAAGGTATGATTTAGTCGTTGATGTAGATAGTGTCTTACATCGTGTTCAAGTTAAGTCTACAGAATATCTAAAAAAGAAAGATAACCAATGTCATGTTAAAATTGATTACACAAAGGAGGAGGTAGATTGGTTTGCTATTTATTTTAAAATATTTAATTCTTGGTATGTACTACCCATTGAGGCGGTTGAGGGTATTAATCATTTTTCAGTAAAAAAAGATTATAAATCAAAATATAATGTTTTTAAAGATAATTTTGGATTTGTCAGACATGGTTTTTAGATTTGAGTATTAATAATTTAAAAACTCATAAATATGGATGAAGACCAAAACTT